TGTCTCACGCCAGTTCTAGAGCTAATTTTCACACCCTTCAAAAATCAAAGGTGGAAAAGAAATTGTAGTGGTTAACTACAATACAAAATTGTGATTAATAATCAGCAAGTCTATCTTCCAAATAAGTGGAATAAGACTTAACATCTGGATAGATGCCGGTCTTCGAATAAAAAGCTTTCGTTAACTTCGGGACCCATTCATCAAATACAGTTTCACTATGCACAGAAAGTTCTCTGCAAGCGGCTTCAATATTATCACAAGTGGCGGCTTCGTGATTGGGACAATCACGAATCCAATTGCACATTTCAAGACAAACGCCCAATTCAAGAGGAGCGAACCATAAGGCTCCCTCCTTTCGGAAGGCTCGCTTGAGATATGCAACTTCACTGAGTGTTTTATAATCTTGCATAACGCCAGATTTATTTTCATCAGTGTATATCATCCCAAAGGTTGCATAGGCTTGCGACACAGTATTCTGATTAAACCAGTCAGCAATTGACATGGCAAAATTAATTACGTTATCGTCACCATATGAAACCATTGAGACGTAATCCTTAAACTCAAATCCACTCAATCCAGCAGCACGCATACACCTATAAAAGGCAATTCGCATAGATACTGAATTGTAGAAAGAGTTTAAGATAGTGGTAATTGGATTACCACTGGGTTGGGAATGTGTGCAACCATAAAATTGGTCACCACATAAATGGATAGAGTTGAATATATCCAGGAACAAGGTATGACGCAGCAGCGCATTCGCCGATCCATCATCATACCACTCATTGATAATGTCAACGAATGCATGCATAATACATGAATTTAATGTTCCATCAAACTTAGAGAAGTCACCAGCAAAGACTGCTTTGCCAAACTTCTTCAGCTTCTTGGCTGTACGCATCCAATCACGGGAAAAGGGATTAGTACCAATTGACTGTTCGTTATCAACTCTATTTTCCATAACGTTAGCCATAAACCCAAGGAAGAACATTCTAAAAAGAATTAAATAATCCATGGGACCTGACGCAAAGACGCGAGTCTCAAGATTGTCGACTTTCTTGAACGCACGTCTCTCATCCTTGAGGGTGTCTGTCCAGATGTACGGGACACGAACACCCTTCTGTGCCAATGCAGCCATCTCTGTAACACGAGATTTCACTCCTTCATCATACACATAATCATCACATCCAAACCATGTTGTTTTACCAGGTTTACCGGATTTCTTGTCAAAAACCCATGGATAACCAGGAGATGTAGAACGAGAGATTCCGGAAATAAAAGTACTTAATGTATTTCCTGAAATGGCTTCTTCATAGGTCAGAACCCGCCTAAGAGATTCATTGGGGTTTTGCATAAGCAAAACCTTATACTCATCAGCGGCTCGCTTGACCTCAGCAGTTGGTATGAAGGGTGTGTTCAACCCACACTTCTCCAAATTTTTCCGAAGAATGTCAGTCTTTTTATCAAACAAAACTGCAGGACGAGTATTAATGTCAGTCACCATACACTGAATGACTGATGGACGTATATCAGTTTTATTAGGAGCGAAAACTATCTTCGCACACTTGCCAAGGTATGCAAACGTATTGGCAGCCATATTAAACAATGTTCGAATTCCACTACGTGAATATTCAACATCATGATTAAGCTGGTGAACTGGAGCACACAATTGTAAATTAGCCATAGTATCCATATCAGACACG